AACATGATCATTACACTATCATACTAGAAGTATCTAAAAATTATTAAGGGTTTAAATGGCTTATTCAGGCACACAAACCTTTAACTTATCAATAGAGGAATTAATCCAAGAAGCGCATGAGCGTTGTCAATTAGAAGTACGCGAAGGCTACGATTTAAAAACAGCAAAGCGTTCTTTAAACTTGATGTTTGCAGAATGGGCTAATCGTGGATTAAATTTATGGACCATTGAGTATGCAACACAGACTTTAACAGCTGGTACAAATTATTATTCAATTGATCAAAAAGTAATAGATATAGTAGATGCAGTAGTAACAACTACTACTGGTGCTACATCTAATTTAGAAGGTGATAGTAACACAACAGATGTTGCTATGAATAGAATTTCTAGAACTGAGTATATGAATTTAGCTAAGAAAGAAAATTCATCTAGTGGTGATGCTAGGCCTACACAATTTGCACTAATACCAGGACAAGTCACTGTTGGAGGATCTTCTTCTAGCGGTAGACCTGAAAACGATATGACTTTGTTTTTATACCCTAGTCCTGATAAAGCATACATATTTAAATATTTTTACATGGGAAGAATACAAGACGCTGGGGATTATACAAATAATGCTGATGTGCCTTTTTATTTTTTACCTTGTTTGACTGCAGGGTTAGCTTATTATATAAGTTTAAAAAAAGCACCGATGTTAAGCTCAGCTTTAAAATCGGTGTACGACGAAGAATTTGAACGTGCTAGAGATAATGACCGTGAAAGAGTGTCTTTTAGGGTAGAACCAGCACAAGCATATAAATTATAGGAGGAATGAAAATGGGAGAATGTGAAAAATGTGGTCACGGATGTCATTGCAGCGACAGTGGTGCTTGTTGCGGTGGACAATGTGAATGTAAAGATTGTCAATGTAAAAAGGAGGCAAAATGAGTAATCCAAATTGGAACAAAGATAGTAACGCTGGAAGAAATTCTGCTGGTGGATCAAAAGGTAATTGGAGTGATAGAAGTACTATTTCAATTCCTAATGCTAAACCTAAAGAAAAAGAAAAAGCTGTTTCTATCGCCGTAGGTACTATTAAAGGAACTGTACAAGGAATGGGTGCAGCTACTAAAGGTGGTAAATATAGTTGGGTTGGACCTAAAGATTCTAAATGGTAGAATAATGTCTAAATCCAAAAAATCTATATCACAAAAAAGAAAAGAAAATTCTGATAAAAATAAAAACGGGATAGCTAAAGGTTGTGGTATGGTAATGGAAGATAGGAGGAAAAAAACAAAACGTGGGTAAATCACCAGCATGGCAGAGAAAAGAGGGAAAAAGTCCCTCAGGTGGATTAAATAAAAAAGGACGAGCTAGTTATAAAAAAGGAAAACTTAAAGCTCCTACTAAATCCAAAACAAGTGGTAGACGTAAATCATTCTGTGCTAGAATGGGTGGTATGAAGAAAAAATTAACGGGTGCTAAAACAGCAAAAGATCCTAATTCGAGGATTAATAAAGCACTAAGAAAATGGGATTGTTAAATGGCGTACGCTAAAGGAAAATATGCTAAATTTATTTCTGACCGTAGTGGTATGGAATTTCCTTACAACGAAATGGTTGTAGAATGGAATGGATCTCGAGTCCATAAAAGTGAATTTGAAGCAAAAGCTCCTCAAGATGAGCCACATAAATATACAGCTGATGCAGAGGCATTAAAATTTCCAAGACCGGCTAGAACAGAAAGTGCAGTTGCAACATTACTACCTCGTAATGCTTTTAGATTTACAGCTAGCAGCACAACGATAACGGTATTTGAACCTGGTCATGGTAGATCTAATAGTGATACTGTAAGATTTAGAGATGTCACTGGAAATTTATTTGGTGCAGCTGTATCTGAAATAGAAGATTCTAGTGGATATAGTATAACAAAAACAGACGATGATTTTTATACTTTCACGGTGTCTACAGCACCAGGAATAACAGGTAATGGTGGAGGAGGATTTTCTTCTGCCGGACCAGCAACATTGAGTAACTAATGACAACATACGCAGAATTAACACAACAAATTTTAGATTATACTGAAACTGGCACTGATGTATTATCATCTACCAGAACAAATGATTTTATCGAACATACTGAAAATAGAATATTAAGAGAAGTAGATATTGATGCATTTAGATCATATCAAAACGCGACTGTGACTGCAAATAGCCCTTTCGTATCTTTACCTGGTGGATCATCACCAGATCCAACATCACTCGCTACAATTAGAACAGTTAGTATTTGGCCTGCTTCCGGAGCAGCAAAAAGAACATTTTTAGAGCAAAAAGATGTTTCTTATATGAATGAATATTGGCCCAATAGAACATCTACTAGCACACCAAAATACTGGGCATGGTGGGATCAAAATACAATTTATGTTGCGCCGACGCCAGATTCAGCGTATAACATCGAAGTAGGTATTACTAGACTATCAACAAGACTATCTAGTAGTAATACAACAACGTGGTTAGGGAATAATGCCCCATCAGCATTGTTGTATGGATGTCTTGCAGAAGCCTTCAAATTTTTGAAGGGTCCAGCTGAAATGCTGCAATTATATGAACAATCTTATCAACGTGCCATTCAAGATTTAGCTATTGAGCAACAAGGAAGGCATAGAAGAGATGAGTACATGCAGGGTGAATTAAGAATTCCTTTGCAACAAGAACAAAAATCCACAGGAGGATAAAACATGGCAATAACTCAAGCTGTCTGCACCAGTTTTAAACAAGAAATACTTGTTGAAGGACATGATTTCACAGCTACAACCGGTGACACTTTTAAAATTGCATTGTATACAAGTTCAGCTACATTAAGTGCTTCTACTACCGCTTATTCAAGTTCCAATGAAGTTTCTAACTCAGGAACTTATACAGCAGGAGGAGGAAATTTAACAAGTGTAACACCAACTACTTCAGGAACTACAGCTATTTGTGATTTTGCTGACGCTTCATTTACATCAGCAACTATTACAGCTCGTGGAGCATTAATTTATAACAGTAGCAATTCTAATAAAGCAGTATGTGTGTTGGATTTTGGAGGCGATAAGACTTCAACAAGCGGAACGTTTACAATTCAGTTTCCTACAGCCGATGCAAGTGATGCTATATTAAGATTAGCATAGGAGAAATAAATGGCATTAGTCATTAATGATCGTGTAAAGGAAACAACTACTACTACAGGAACAGGAGCAGTATCTCTTGCTGGTGCTGTAACTGGGTTTGAAGCTTTTTCAGCAGGCGTAGGTAATTCTAATACTACTTATTATACAATTGCTCATCAAACAGCAAATGAATGGGAAGTTGGATTAGGTACCCTAGACGGCGATAGTTCTGATCTTACACGTACAACAGTTATATCTTCTTCAAACAGCGACAGTGCTGTTGATTTTGCTGCGGGAACAAAAGATGTTTTTTGTACAGTACCTGCTAGTAAATTACTCGTAGAAGATGCTAACAACGATATAACTATAGGTCGTAACTTAACAGTTACTGGTGATCTTACAATATCCGGTGATGACCTTACTATGGCCACTAACACTAGTGGTGCAGCTCTTATTGGTGATGGTACAAATTTTAATCCTGTTGCTATATCTGGTGATATAACAATAGGAACAACTGGAACAGCAGCAATTGGTTCTGGTGTTATTGTTAATGCAGATGTAAATAGTTCTGCTGCAATAGCTATGTCTAAAACTGCTTTTACAGCAGGAACTGGTGTAAGTTTATCAACTAACACTTTAAATGTAGATGCAGCACAAACAGGTATTACATCAATTTTAGCAACAGATGTTAAAATTGGTGAAGATGATCAAACTAAAGTAGATTTTGAAACAGCAAATACAATTAATTTTTATGCTGACAATGAAAAACAATTAATACTTACAGATGGTGCTTTAACACCTGGCTCTAATGCTATTGTTGATTTAGGCACAGATGCTTTAGAATTTAAAGATGCATACTTTGATGGCACAGTAGAAACAGATGCTCTTAGTATTGCAGGTACAGCGATAACAACAACTGCAGCTGAAATTAACTTAATTGATGGTGGTACTTCAAGAGGCACTACGGCAGTTGCAAGTGGTGATGGTATACTTATCAATGATGGTGGTACAATGCGTATGACTAACGTTGATACTGTATCAACTTATTTTGCAAGTCATAGTGTTGGCGGCAGTAATATTGTAACGACTGGAGCATTAGATTCTGGTTCAATTACTTCTGGATTTGGAACTATTGACACTGGCTC